ACGAAAGCCCTTAATCCACCAGCGCGAGGCCGCCCCCGAGGCCGCAATGCAGTACGCCTTGCCATCAGCGACGGCGGCTCTGGTGACAAGAACATTCGCCGGTGTAGTCGGATTTCCAACGATGTAAACAAGAGGCGGCACCGGCACGTTGGGATCAAAACTGTCGTCCAGCGTACCGCCGACAATCTCTGGCAGGATGAACGGCGCATAGGTGCCGTCGGCAACGTTGATCGTCACCTCATGCTTCTGGATGTCCAGTCCATAGGCGACGGTATCGACCGCCTTCTGAATGGTGAGGAACGCGCCGCCTGACGTATTGGCGAGTCCGTTGTTGCTGTCATTGCCGTCCGGCCGCACATAGTAGGTGCGGTCTGCGGTGAGCAGTTCCCGCGCGCCCATCGCTCCGCGAAGCGCATTCGCAAGTTCTGCGGCGTCCGCGCCAGGATTTTCAATATCGATGGCCATGCTCAACCTCCCAACGTCAAGTCTTGACCGTTAAGTTGTAGGTTCATTCCATTGAGTTGCAGGATGTTACCCAATCCACCCCCGCCGCCTCCTGAGAGAGGGGACTCGTCGATTTCCGGTCCTTTGTCGCGAGGCGGCATCCAACGCAATGATTTTCCTTCGGAAATCGCCAGGCGCACGTCCGGGTCGTCCCAGCGGTCGGCTTCGCCGCGATCCACGGCGCGGACCAGCGGGGGAGACAGCCAGCGGTGGATGGCCATGTCAGTCCCTCACCGCTTCGTCTTTGACGCGATGACCCCCGATACTGAAGCCTGTGTAACTGCCGTCCTTGAACTTGCGGAGCACATCGGCGCTTGGCTTGATCCCGATCAGCAAGCCGGTCTGCGTACACTCGATCCCCAACGACTTGGCGATATCCGCGGTGAGCGGGAACATGAACACCGTCGAGCCGTCCTGGATCGGCGCTCCTGTCTCATCCCGCGCGTGCATGTCGCCGCTAATGCGATCAGACTGCATGAAGTCGGCCGCGCTCTTCAGCATGGCGTCTTCGGGAATGTGATCGTCCTGCAGGTCAAAGTATGGCTTGCCGTCCTTCATGCAGACGATGGCCCAGCCCATGACGACGCCCAAGGCATCGTCGATCTTCTTGACCTCGCAGTAGAGCGATTTCTGCGTCAGACGGCTTGCGTCGATCTCATCGACCTCGTCATCGGTGCTGTCGTAGCCGTCGACCACGGGCGGCTTTTTCTTCCTGGGCGTCCTCTCGCTGCCGAGCGGCACCGGCACATGCACGTCAGCGGAGCCCGGATCGTCCTTGGCCAAATTCACGTTGATGGTGACGCCCGGACCATTGCCGCTCATGCTTTTCACCCATCGTTTGCCCTTGGCGGGCCTCGTCCAGCCATCGGCCTTGACCGCGTCCCAGCCGGCCAAGACTGCGGCGTTGTGATCGGCGCCCTGGTCCACCGCGTCATTCGCCGCTTCGCACCACAGCGCCATGGCGGGATCGGGCAGCATCTTGCGCACATGCTCAAGATTTCGGTCGTTGCCGACGAACCGCATGTTTCGGATTGCCTTGTGTGGTGGTAGGATTCGCGGATGCTCGACAGCATCGTTCCGACCCGACGCGGTTTTTTGGCTGGCCTTGGCGCGCTGATCGCAGCGCCCGCCATCGTCAGAATTCAGAACATCATGCCGGTGAAGGCGCTCAAGATTGAGCCGCCGAACTTATATGTCGGACGCAATGTGCTGCGCGTGCTGCGCCATGAAGGCTGGGTCGATATTGGCGAACTATCTGGGCTCGACCACAAGTACGATGTGATCCGCTTCGACGAGGTTGGCGGCGGAAGCGGCCTCATCAAAACGAAGATGCACATCGATCCCGGCTTGCTTGAAATCAAGCTCGTGTCGCCGCGCGATTATCTCGGCCCGGAATTAGACAACGACAGCAACAGCGCCTACCAAGTCAGGATGACGGATGGCACCACGTACAATTTCAAAGCCACGGCGATGGGAATGAGCCTGGCCATCGGTCCACTGACCGATCCGGACCGGCAACTGGAGGCCAGGGTCAGTCTGGCGATGAACCGCGACACGATCATGGTCACTCCAAGCGATGCCTGACATCGACCGCAACGACACTGTGCCGACCGGCCTTGCCGAACCGCTGGCAAGCCTGCTGGCGTTCCTGTCCGATCTGGAAGAGCAGATCGAGATGTTTCAGCAGCAGGGCGGCTGCGATGAATTCGCCACCGCGGTCTTGAACGAACTCAAGCAGCGGGTGGCGGCGATGGGGCTGCTGGTGACGTTGAAGGACCGCTCGTAGCGCGTATTGCCAGCGCCGTCGCAATCAGTTCAAGCGCGGTCACAAGCCGATCAGCGATGTCGAGCGCCATGATAGCCGTGACGCGCTCGGCGATCTGCGCATCCATCTTGGCGAGCTTGTCGCGCTCGGCCTTGCGGGCGTCGTACTGTTCCTTGGGCGACATGCTCAGGTGCCCTCGATCTCGCCCTTGATGTCGCGGGCCAGCCACGGCGCGCCGGAGTTGGCGTCGATGTCGTTGCGCAGCACCGGGGGCAGCCAGCGCGGCGGGTTGTCGTCATCGATGGCGCGAATGAGATCGGGGGCGAGCCAGCGATGCGTGGGGTTTGCCATGACAACTCCTTATGCGGCTTTCTTCGGCTTGTAGCGGATGATGGTCGCGCAGCGGCATTGGATCACGTTGTCGGGCGTGCCTGCCGGATCACCGGGATAGAGCAGCGGGCCGAGCGGCGTCTCGAACGGCTGATCCAGCCCCACGCCGTCCGGGTTCATCCCCGGAATGGCGATATGCGCGTCGCGCGTCCGATCATCCCGCGTATAAATCCAGCGCCGGGTGATCTGGTCGGCGCTGAGCAAGCCATCCGCCACCGCCTGCCGCCAGGTCTGGGTGTTGCCCTCGTTTAGCGCGCGGGTGGATTCCGTCCGCGCGATGGTCTCGGCGCGGTATTTCAGGGTGCGCGCCTCGTAGCGCGCCACCATGGAATCGATCTGCGATGCCGAGAGATTGTTGCCGGCGTCGCCCAGCGCGCTGCGCACAGTCGGATCGAACCGGCGATCTCGTAGAACGCGGTTCAGCGCCGAGCGATCCGCATCCTGCAAGGCCTGGCGATAGTTCCGCACCGCCTGGGCTTGGCGCTCCGTCAATCCGATATGGGCGCGGACGTCGCGGGCCACATCGATGGGATTGCGCCCTTCGGTGATGCCCTTCCGGATCGCGTCGGCGACGGCCTTGCGGCTCTGGTCCGACAGCTCCCGGATCAGCCGGAATTCGTTCGATTGCAGCCTTGCCACCACGTCCGGGTTGGTGTGCCCGAACGAGAAGCGGATTTCATTCGGCACGCCGAGCGGGGCGCGCGCGGCGGCAATTCCAGCTTGAACCGTGGCTTCGGTCGCGGCGCCGGCGATCGGGCGGAAGCCCTGATCGCTCAGCCGGACATTGACGTAATCGATCGCGCCTTGCGGATTTACTCGAATGAGCCGGGTCAATTCGTCCGGGTCGATCTGATCCTTGATCTTCGCAATTGCATCGAGGAACGCCTGCCGGACCTTGGCGGTGTATTGCGCGGTCTGGCGCGCCAGGCGCTCGACCTCGGCCAGATCGTCGGCCGACATCTTGGCGAACGTGCGGGTCAGTCTCGATTTGCCGATGGCGCGGCAGAGCCAGCGCGGGTCGGTCTCGGACTTAGCGATGACGAGCATGGCCTAGAATGTACCCGGCCATTGCCGCGCACGTGCCGGCGGCGAGAAGTAGTACGTCGCCGTCGCGTAAGCTAAGAAGCCCGCCTCCGATCGGTAACTCATGGGAGGCAAGCGCAAACAGCCAAAAGGCCAATGATAGAACGACGAATGCTATGATGGTCAGGCCCGTTTTCATTTCTGGCCGCCCGCGCTCGGATTTTCCGACAGGAAGTTGGTGCCGCCCAAATCGCTTTCATCCGGGTCGCCGGTGTCGTTGGCGTTCGCTTCGTCCTGCGCGGCCTGCGCCGCCGCCGCATCCGGCGATTGCTCTGGCAATCCCGCCACATCCCGCAGATAGGTTTCCAGCGGCTCGTCCGGGAACAGCGGCATGCCGGCCGCGCCCAGTTGCTGCACGTAGGTGCCGATCTCGTTGAGATCGACCGGGGCGATGCGGCCGGGTTTCAACTCCGGCATCAGGTCGCGGTCCAATCCGTTCATTTCCCAGAGCCGCGGGATCAGGTAGCGATTGAGCGGCGACGCGATCTGGTTAAGATAGGCCTCGCAGGCGCGCAAGAACAGCTCGGACTTGTTCTTCGACAGGGCGTAGGAGCCCTTTTGGTCGCCCAGCATGATGAAGTCGGCGAGAGCCGAGCGGGCGATGTTCCGCTGATGGCGCTGCACCACCGGGTCGGTGTTGATCGAGCGCTGGCCCGCCGTGGTGAGGAGCTTGACGTCGACCATGCGGGTCGAGGTGAATTTTCCGTCGGCGTCCTGGAAGCAATCGGACGGGATGACGATGCCGCCCTGCTGGTTGAAC